CATTTATTAACGATGGTGTAACACAAGCAATTGCAAGTACAGGTATTACAGTTAGTTCAGCAACAGGCAATGTAACAATTACTAACACAGGTGTTACATCTGCACAAAACACAACTAACATTCCTAGCAGAGCAACAGGAAGAACACCAGGCGAAGGTATCTCAGTTAGTGCAACAACAGGTGCAGTACAGTTTACTAACACAGGTGTGTTAGAAGTACAACAAGGTTTTGGTATTACAGTTTCGACAGACGGTGCAACAGGTATTACAACTGTTTCAAACGGTGCTCCAGCAGTTCCAACATTCCAACAGATTGCTGTTGATGGACAAACAAGTTTAGCAGCAGATAGTACTGCTGATATTTTAACGTTTGAACCTGGTTACGGTATTGGTATTACACTTGATTCACCCAACGATAAGATTACTATTGCATTTGATCCAAAAATTGATATTACAGGATCAGTGTTTGCAGACGATTCAGGATTATTGGTTGACGGTGTGGAAGGTAAGATTGTTGGTGCAGTAGAAACAGCAAGTTTAAGAACAAGTGAATCAAAAATTGCACTTGGTTTAAGTGCAGGTGAAACAAACCAAGGCAGTGATGCAATAGCCATTGGCGAACAGGCCGGCCAAACAAACCAAGGTGAAGATGCCGTGGCAATTGGCGACGAAGCAGGTCAAAACAATCAAGGTGCAAAAGCAATTGCAATTGGATATCAAGCAGGTGAAGAGAACCAAGTTGGAAATGCAATAGCAATTGGTAATCAAGCAGGTGAAGATACCCAAGGTTCGGCTGCAATAGCAATTGGATACCGTGCAGGTGAACTTACCCAACTTGGAGGATCAGTTGCAATTGGCTATCAAGCAGGATATAATTCACAAGCCGAAGAAGCAGTAGCAATCGGCCATCAAGCAGGTGAAACAAACCAGGCGGCATCATCAATTGCAATTGGTGACGAAGCGGGTCAATCAGGCCAAGGCGGAAATGCAATCGCAATTGGTGAAAGAGCCGGTCACTTAAATCAACACGCAAATACAATTGTGATTAATGCCCAAACAGAGACTGAATTAAACACAACTCAAACAGGCGAGTTTATAGTTAAACCAGTTAGAAATGCAGTTGGTACAACTATGCTAATGTACAATGCTACAACAGGCGAAGTATCGTACACAGGAAGTCCTGTAACTGACATTAAAGGTAGTGTGTTTGGCGATGATAGTACATTACTAATAGACGCTGTTAGCAGCACAATACCAGCAGCAGTGCTAAATGGTACTGCAACTATTGACATTAGAGGTTCAGTATTTGGCGATGACTCTTCCGTAGTAATTGATGGCGCAACAGGCACAGTTACAGGTAAGATTGCACCAAATAGTGCTGCTCCAAGTTCAGAAACAGAAGTAGCAGAAGTTGGTGAAATTAGAGTTGATGACAGTTATGTCTATGTCCGCAAGAGTACGGGCTGGGGCAAAATTGCAATCGGCGGTTGGGTATAGGAGCGGATAAATGGCAAAACTTACAGTAAACATTGGAACATCCGCAAACGATAGAACAGGCGATACTCTACGTGGAGCGTTTGAAAAAATTAATTCTAACTTTACAGAATTATATGTTGGCCCACCGCAACTAACACAGACTCAAGTAGATGCACTTACACCAGTGTTAGGTATGATGATTTATAATACAACAACAGGAAAGTTTCAAGGATACGCTGCTGATGCAAATGGTGACAGTACAGCAGGCTGGGCGGATCTACATTAGGAGTGACAAATGGCGATACAATTAATAAACATAGGTAATATTGTAAACGATGGATTAGGTGATGATCTGCGAACAGCGTTCCAGAAAGTTAATACAAACTTTTCAACACTTGAAACAGAATTAACAATTACTGCAACCAATACAGGTGCTAACGGTGTTAGTGTGTTTAAAGATAAAGTTGGTGCAAACTTAAACTTTAGAAAATTAGTAGCTGGCACTAAAATACAACTTGATGAAGGTCCAGAAGCTATCATCGTTGCTAGTACAGCACCAGATGCATTTACAAGAATTGATACAGACAGTGGTAGTATGTTGGCGGGTACGCATCAACAAATTACTCTAGAAGGTACTAGTGCGCCGCAATCAGAAAACGGTTTCAAAGATATTGAAGTTACCGCTGTAGGTAGCACTATTAAATTTAAAACTATTGTACCTGTAACTGAGTACTTAACAACATACGATTTCGGACCTGTTGGAGCTTCAGGATTTGAAAATGCCATACAATTAGCACTGCAAGGATCTAATATTGATTTTGGTACACTAACGTATGATTCAGGAATCAATTTAGATGTTGGCGGCATATAGGGAGCGAAGTCTAAATGGCAATTACTTGGATAACGCCAACAGGAGACTTAGGTACTTTCGAAGAAAGGATCACAGTCAACATTCCAATAGAGGCGTCTACAGACACTTCTAACCCAATCACATATTCTATAATTGCTGGTACACTTCCTGTAGGTTGTGTATTATCCCAAGGTGTTATTAAAGGTGCACCTGGTGAAGTTACAAAACATACAACTAACAAATTTGTTGTCAGAGCTAATGATACTACTGGCGGTTGTATGGATAGAACATTTAGTATGTCAATTACTGGTGCAGACTTTCCAGAATGGATTACAACTAGAGGATATCTAAATGTTGGGCAAGGTGATGCATATTTTGCACTTGACGATTCTAAGATAGACTTCCAATTACAAGCAACAGACAAAGACCTTACAGCAGGGGAGACTCTAAGCTACTATATAGTGCCTAACAGCGGTCTTTTACCTCCTGGCTTGTCATTGTCCCAAACAGGAAAGATCAGCGGTTTTACGGAGCCTGTGCAGGCTGTAGAGTACAATGCAGCTAATACTGGAGCATACGATACACATTCTTTTGATACTGTTCCACTTGATATTGCAAAAAATACATCAACAGGTTTTGATACGTACTTTTACGATACACAAAGATTTGACTATGCAGAAGGAAGTCAGATACCTAGAAAGTTAAGTAGAGAATATACTTTCAGTATCGCAGTTACCGACGGCATTAATGCTTTACACAGAACATTTAAAATTTATGTTGTCACTGAAGAATTTTTAAAAGCAGACAACACATTACTACAAGTTGATACAAATTTATTCCAAGCAGATAATAGTGGTAATAGACAGCCACTATGGATTACAGATCCTTACTTAGGTAGATACAGGGCAAATAACTTTGTAACTGTTGCACTAGATGTTTATGATCCACCTACGTTGTCAGGTACAATAACTTATTTCTTGGTTACAAATAATCCAGACGGTACCGCAAGTACTATACCACCTGGTCTTACACTTGACACTGTAACAGGTGACCTTTCTGGTAAAGTTCCTTATCAAGCAGCAGTAACTAAAAACTATCAGTTCACAATGAGAGCTGTAAACTTTCCTGCGAACCTAGCAACAATTAATTACACACTTGTAGGTAATTGGAGCAGTACTAGAATCTATAATGTTAACGAAGCAATTGTTTATGATGGTATCATTTATATTGCTACTGTGCAAAATCAAAACAGATTACCTACTGACACAGACTATTGGGTACCGGGTGTTTCAACTGTTGAAAGAACATTTAATATAGACATCATAGGTGAAATAGAAAGTTCAATATCATGGATTACACCTTCTGATAGAGGAAGTATTAAACCCAATGAGCCTAGTAACTTATATGTCGAAGCACAAAGTTTACTATACGGTGGTAGAATATTATACACATTAGAAAGCGGAAAGCTACCTCAAGGACTAGAATTTTTACCTACAGGACTTATACAAGGTAAAGTAAAACAGTTTGAAGATAGTAAAGGGCTTGGATTAACTAGATTTTATGAACAGGATAGTGCTGGAGAAGATTCTTCAACTCGTTCTAGAGATTTTAGTTTAACATTTGATCAAGAAAGAACATCGTTTGACAAAGAATTTAAATTTACAATAAAAGCTCAAGATGGTGCAAACTTTGCTGAATCTACAAGAGAATTTAAAATTAAAGTTGTTGCTGATAACCAAACAGTATTCTCAAACATATTTGTTAGAGCATTACAATCAAAAGACAAAAGATTATCATGGTTCAACTTTATTACCGACTCTACTGTTTTTAAACCTGCTGACATATATCGTTATGGTGATAAAAACTACGGAGTACAAAGTGAACTAACAGCATTACTATTTGCAGGCATTGAAAGTAATACAGCACAAACTTTTGTTTCTGCAATGGGCAAGAATCATTATAACAAACGCTTTACGTTCGGTGATGTTAAAAAAGCAGTAGCTAAAGATCCAACTACACAATCAACTTTATATGAAGTTGTCTATGTTGATCTAATTGACGATCTTGAAAAGAACGGTAAAAGCATATCACAGGTAATAGAACTAAAGGACGATATTAACAGTAAAATTATTGTTAGTTACGACAGTATCAGTATTGATAGCGATATTCCGTTAGTTAGTGATTCAGATCATCAAAGAATTTTTCCTAATTCAGTAAATAACATGAGAAAGAGAATACAAACTGTTGGGGAAAGAGACAGAGAGTTTTTACCTTTATGGATGAGAAGCATTCAAGAAACAAAGACTTATGAGCTTGGATTTACCAAAGCACTAGTATTGTGCTATACAAAACCAGGGAAAGCCGACAGTATTTTAGCTAGAATCAAGCAAAAAGCGTTTGATTTTAAGTCTATTGACTTTATTGCAGATCGCTATATCATAGATATAGTTGACGGACAGATTGAGGATAAATACTTTGTATTCCCGCAACGTGGAGAAAAGAAACCGTGAGTAATATAAATTATTTGAGCATAAACGAAAACTTTCCTGTAGCAGGTGCCGATAACGACACCCAAACATTCAGGGA